AAGTATCAAATGGCGTCATTCCAGATCTTGTATAAGATATTGTCATGATCTAGTTCGTGAACATCAGGTTTTTGGTGAAATAAGCAGACAGAATAGTCTGGATAGTATTGAAAGTGTGGTTGACAGTTATTTTCCCAATAGTGACTAGGTTTAAATCCTTCTCGATAGGAATAAAAAACCTTCGGTAAGAAGGTAGGAATAATATTATTTCTATAGTACCACACATCAGTGTAAAGAATATTTTTTACGATGTTTCTCCAATCAGATTCCCATCGATCATAGATCCAAGAGATATCTTTCCAAACCATAACACTAGTATTGAATTGTGGTTGGAGTGGATTTTTTGCTCTAAACTTTATACCCTTCCATACTGAACGTATGACTGCCCAGTCTGCATCGTGTTCCAATATACATTTTATATCCCCTTGTATCACCAAGTCAAGATCAAAATAGACTTTCTTACTATATCTTTTTATTTCTTCTCTACCAAAGATTTCAATCTTACTCCAAGTTGGCCACCATTCTTCAGACTCCCTTGCATCCATATGATAACAAATAACGCCAAGATCAATGCCCACAGGGTCATCTGTAAAGCATATGAAGTTCCAATCACACTGCTTACGAACTGCGTGATATAAGTTATTCACATAATCTGATGAATATTTGTCACCTATCTTCAGACAGATCACACAGTTCTGGGAATACAGATTTGTAATCAGTTCCGTTAACATGATCAATTGCCTCTAAGTAATTAATAAACTTCTCCCACTTTTCTTCCCAATCTAATACATGTTTGGACAATTCTTCGCATAAAAATTCTAATTCAGTATTCTCATACTTCTTTACTAATCGCTTACGAATATTGGGATGTAGTGATTCGATTCTTACAACCTCCGGCCAATGTAAAGTATTCCACTGCGTGTCTAAATGTTGCGAATTGCTCCATTGATATAGTTCATCCAGACGAAGAACAGATAGTGCAGACAATGTTGTTGAAACATTAATGTCCGCATATTCTTTCACTTCATGATAGTTATTAATAATCTCATCCCATTTAGATGGGAACCTGATATAATCATTAAACTTACCATGTCCATCTAAAGATAAACTGATGCGGGATTTCTTAAATTTGTTTAAATAATTTAATACATGACATCCAGACCAGTGCAACTTGGTAAGATTAGAATCATATCTAAGTACAATATTTTCTGCCTCACCACAATCAATCAGAGCATCTAATAATTTGTAGTGTGATGGTAAAATAAACGGTTCTCCGCCAATGATAGTAATAGATTCAATTTTATTTGCAATCTTTTTAATATCTTCGATACATTTATTAAATATATTTGAATCTATTACTGATAGATCAAATCCACCCTTCACTTTCAGTTCTTCGCTAAGATCTGAGTAACGTAACATCTGCCCAACCTCAGGGTTGAACTCCATCATCTTTTCAGTTTGCCTAATTCTACTATTAGAGTTCTTGATATCGCACATATAACATTGAAGATTACATGTGTTACCAAATATTCTCAATTTTATTGATAAATTTCTATCACCAAGATTAATATTACCCGGAATTCGGTAAGAAGGAAGTCCTTTATTTTCTAATTTAATGCAATTCCTACACACATCTTTAACTAGATCTGTAGTTTGACTTTGCATCATATCAAGACGTAACTGACGCATTGCACCAGATTTTACAAAATCATAGAATCCTTCTTTGATTGACGTTACTGGAAATGTAGCATCTTCAAATTCTTTATGATATGGATGATCTACTGCGGCATGACAGCAAGGCAGCATTACTCCATAAGAATCGTTGTAGATATGTATAAATGGTAGTGTGCAAAAAACTTTCATCAGATGATAAATTTTGCTTTGGATGTCCTCTTTAAATAATTTAGGTTAGTTGCATTACACTTCAGTTTTTCCTTCAGTGGTTTTGTAATCAACTTAACAATAGACTCAATCTCAATATTGTTCTCTTCACAATAAAGACAGATTGCTTCAATGTAGTTCATGCCTACATTATCTTTTACCAAGACTTCGATATCATTGGTAAATTTATCCTGACAAAGAAATTTGCTCTTTAGGATTGTCTTGACTTCACTTTTGGTACTCATTGAGTTTTTCCTCCACAAATTTTTGAATGTACTGTACTAGTAGTTTCATGTAGTACTGCTTGTTGTATTCTTCATAGACTTCCACTTCCCCATTCTCACACGTCATAATGATGACGAGTTTCTTCACAGGGATATCCGTCAGTTCATAGAACATGCACGCATAAGCGGCTGCCTGAACGAAATAATTTTCAATCCATTCCTTGGGTTTAGGCTTCTCAGCAGTTTTGAAGTCAATGATTGCTAATTCTGGTTCCCCGGACTCACCTGTGTACTCTGCAATACAGTCAACGGTACCAGCAACACCAAGCTCTTTACTGTATAAAGATTTCTCAAGAGCATAAATCTTATTTATATTTCCCAAGGTTTTTTTCGCTTGGACAAACAACATCTTTGGTAATGGTTGATCATACTCCACCTCCTTATTGAGGAGATAGTTTTCTACCAAAGTGTGTACTCTAGTTCCACGGGTGGTTGCCCGTTTGGTGATACGGTTAGCTTCTTCTTCACCAACTCGTTGTCGCCATTTCTTGAAGGTCTCCTTATTATAATGCGAAGTGACCGAAGTGATAGACACCATCGGTCGGTCATCAACATCATAATATCGAACACCATCAATAGTCTTCCTACTTAGAGCAGGAAGTTCAATGTCTACATGTTCAAACATCAAAGATTTAATGCAATTTTGTTCAAGATATAACTCTTGACCAGACCAGATCTTACGATGTCATCGACACCAAATTCAACGGACTCAAATTCAGGCATAGCACCTAGAATTTTCATGAAGTCAAGAATACCATTTCGTTCATTGGTTTTAACCAAGTCGGATTGTGCGGCATCACCACAGAAGTGGATCTTGCAGTTCTCACCAACTCTTGTAATTATACTATCTAACTCGTGAAAATTCAAGTTCTGGCATTCGTCCACGATGATGATGCAGTCATCCAATGTAGTACCACGGATGAAAGATGTGGACCAAAACTTGATGCTCTCCTGTGTCTTTAGATTGCCCCAGAGCATATCAAAGTCATTATCTGTAGGCAACTCGAACATGTACTTGACCATGTTCTTGTATGGGATTTGATACAAGGATGACTTATCCTCATGGTCTCCCGGTAGGAAACCAATCTCCCTAGTAGATACCAAAGAGCGAACAATAACCACACGATTATATGGTGTGATTGGATTGAGCACTTCTTTCAGTGCTAGGTAAAGCATGATGAATGTCTTACCTGTACCAGCACATCCGTAGGTATAAAGGTTTTTACCTTCAGCGTAGGCATCAAATACCCGTTGCTGGTTGTCGGAAACTGGCGTAACATCGACCATCATATCGACGTTGAAAGGTTTCTTTCTTTGCATTTGCTTAGCGGACATTCCCGCACCAACTTGTGACGAAACTTTCTTTTTCCTAGCAGGCATGTTAGATGTGTGTAATCTTTTGGGGCTTTACTTTAGAACCAGGCATTTGTGATACCCTTGATAGAACTTCGTTCCATCCACCATCAGTTCTACTGTAAACGTCGCCGGTACCAGATACAGAAGCAGCGCAACCTGCTTGCCAGTCTTTGGACCAGTCGGGATTTTGTTCTAACCATTCAGTATATTCTGGGATGGTCATCTCAATTTCCTTTGTTTCCCCAGTCTTATTGTTCTTTACAGGATAGGTCGGCATAATAAAATTCTTTACGATTTATTTATTAGGTGATGATAACCTTTTTCTTATGATCTTGTTGCAAAGCACCAGAAAAACGCAAAGGTTTAGCAGTACACATATTACAAATAGGTTCTGCCCTAGTGCTATTATAGCAGAACTCTTCCAATTCTTCGTCACTACAATCGACAGGAAGACCTTCACTAATATAAGGTGCCCACTCCTCGTCATCACTTTGTTCTGTAACGTATAGAAGTTCTTTTAGGAATGCTGAGTTAGGACACTTCCACAACTTACCATTGAACAGTTGTGGATTAGGGCAACTACAGACTTCAAAACTTCTTTCAGGATTGTTGTGGTTGTATGGATGAACTTTCTCATTTCCATGCTTGATAGAATTGAACCAGCGATCCTTACCATCATGATGATGAGTAACTAGAACCTTATCAGACTTTACTGCCTCAAGATTGGGGATCATCTCTGGTACGTGGACGCTAACCCGTAGGTGCATCCCCGGATACTTTGCTAGATCCTCCTCAATCCATGCCCTGTTCCGTTCGTTCAGAAGGATACCATTAGTGTATAGGTAGACCGTCTCCTGGTGCTCCAGACAGGCATGTAGGATGTCCCTACAGCGTGGGTTCAGCAAAGGTTCCCCACCGATCACGGAGACCCGTTCTACGTCCAATCTGGGAAGAATGGTGTGGATGTCCTGGATCAGTTGGTCTGTGTCCAGTTTGCTACCTGGTGCAAAGTAGTTGCTGAAGTGATTACATCCCTTACAACTTAGATTGCATCCAATAGTAGCACTGATATCAAGAATTTTTAGTTTCATAGTATGCGATATATGCTGCTCCTATTGCAGTACCGCCATCATGAGCAAGTGGTTCTGCATAGAAATTTAGGTGAGGAAACTTCTTCGTCAACTTATAGTTTACCACACAATTCAAGAAACAACCACCAGACAGGGTAATGTTATTGCTGTACTGTGCCGCGATGTGTACAAGATCTTCAGATCTTTTCTCCCATTCCTCCTGCACTTCTAGTGCTGGACTATCACCATATGCAGCCAGTCCCATGACCTTGCCTGCATCCATCCAACCAAATCCATAGTGCTTACATGCCCCCTCAAACATTTTACCGTTGCCTGGATCATCCTCAGTAAAGTATTTTTTATGAACTGGTTCTAGTCCTCGGTAGATACTTTCTATTTCTACTCCCTGCGGAGACATTGATCCATTGCTATCAACAACAATATTGACTGCATCCCTAAAGGGAGAACGATGAAAAGCACACATAGCATGGGCAAGGTGATGATCCAATCGCAGATCGTGGACAGTCGCTCCTGGGAATTTGCGTCGAAATGCTGCGACGTTGCTGCTGCTTCGGTATCTTTTCCTTTCATCGTTCCATTGAGCATCTACGAAGGCGAGTACATCTACATCATCAACATAATCTACAAGACAACTAACATCGTTGCTGTACTTATCACGATTGATCCTTTCTGCTTCTAAGTAAAAATCTACCTCCCCGTCTTTCAACAGGCAGATAGATCCATTGTTTGATAAATTTACACCTAGAACATTCATAACAACCTTTGAACTTCAGGAAAATATAGGTAATCGATTGCACTACGCTGGTGAGTATTGATTGCTTCTTCAGGTGTCTCCACCAATGGTTCTCCCGCTAAGTTGAACGATGTATTCAACAGAATGGGAATACCCGTCTTTCTATTGAAAGCATCAAGCAAATTATATAGATGCTCATTCTGTTCTTTAGTAACAGTTTGAACCCTACAAGTACCATCAACATGTGTGATAGCGGGCAGTGTATCAGTCTTTACCTTTACAGCATAAGTCATGTGAGGACTTTCTTCAACATCAAACCACTGCGATGCATACTCCTGCATGACTACGCCCGCGAATGGTCTGAATGCTTCCCGCTTCTTGACGACATTAACGATGTCCTGACCATCTTTTACGGTAGGATCAAACAAAATAGAACGATTACCTAATGCTCTAGGACCAGCTTCAGATCTACCCTGATAGATAGCAACAATCTTCCTCATGGACAGAAGATTAGCGACTGCTGCATAAGAAGTAGCAGTACCAGTTACTGCATCCAAACCATAGGTTGGTCCTAAGTATAGGTTCACCACTCAAGTGCCTCACTAATAATTGGGAACTGCTCCTTGAAAATTACCTTACACTTCTCAGCGATATCCATGTGCTCTGCCTGGGTGCCGTTAGCAGTTCTCAGATCTATATAGTGGATCCATGAGCGAACTGAACCAGACATATAAAGTCTAGTCATTGTACATTGTGGTAGCACAAAACGAGCACATTCCTTTGCTACATTAGCAGCAAGCATGTCTTGATATAGTTTCATGCCTTCTTCAAAATGCTGCTTCAGTTTGATCTCAAATTCCTGTACCAGGAATGGATCAAGATCATCAGTAGAATTCTGTCTATTCTTCTGATCTTGCTTACGCAGTTTAGGTAGAACAATCTCAGTGCTCAGTGCCGTACTATCTGCGTAGCGTTGTGAAAATTGTTGGTATGTAAAAGAACGATGACGCAACACTTGGGTAGCAATAGCAAGTGTAGTGTTTAGTTCTAGTGTAAGATATGCGTGTTCAAAGATACTCCAGTGTTTATGCTTGATGCAGTATCGAAGAAGTCCCGCGAACTTATCATTGTCCTGGTTCGCGGGGTTACTAACGCGAGCACAGTATGCAATCTGTTCTTCAGCGTTTGGACTTACGCTGACTAGTTTCACCTGCTGATGATTCATTACCAAATCCTTTTTGTTTCTTCAGTGCTTTTTTTCTAGCAAGACCAAGTTTCGCAGAGTCAAGTGCTCTTCTCATATATCCCAACTCTGCTTCGGAATACAGACCTGGGTTGTGCATTGCTTCTTCGACTAGTCTAATGGTATCTTTGTATCTCAATAGAATACCTCCTAAATTTTAGAATAAAAAAGGGGATCTGTCAATCCCCTTAACCTAACCTTATTTAGTTTTACAAATCAAGCTTCCAGTCCTTGACTGGTATGCTATTGAGGATAACCCACTTAGAATAGTGAACTCCTCGATAGCATAGATCTGCAAACACCTTAGCAACTTCCTCAACCTTTTCCTTTTTCTTGGGAAGAATGAGTAACATGGATCAATACCTTTTGGCGTTATTGAGCAATCGCACTTCCAAATAGATCAAACCAATGAATGCCGCACTAGCTGCGGTAAGCATGGAGACTAATTGTAGTGTTTGCATCTCACTTGCCCTTGATCTGGACAAGCTGTGCCTGATGACGACGCTGTTCTGCTTCAAGCTGACGCTTGATTAGTGCTAGAACATTGAGCTTACGCTCTTCAATGTTGTAAGCGTGACCGCGATAGACTGCTGTAGTCATTTGTTTTCTCCTGAATGAATGGAAATTAACCTTCTCTGCCGTAGCAGGATCCGTCTTTCCGTTCCTTCAGCCGTTTGCGGGTTTACCCCAGAAACATCCTGGGCGAGTTGCCTCTTTGAAACGCTGTTTGAGTTCTTCTTTTTGAAGTTCAGTCAACGCTTCAGACTTCTCTACTCCTTCAACAAACCAGTCATAATCCTTACAAGACATCAGCCAATCGGAATTAGCTATTGTCGTGCTTGTGATTATTGCTAGTGGTAATAAGAAGTACATAAACCTGAACGATCCGTTCCGCGACTTACTTGCGTCCTTAGTTTCCTAAAGATGAACGACAGTATTAGTATACCATACTATGTATCTATGGTCAACTGTTCATCTTGAACAGTTTAGGGTTTGCACGTCCTTGCGAACGGTACATTGTAACGAAGTCTTTACCATACTTATCGTAGTATTCATCAAAGATTTCAACCTGCTTACCCGACATGGCGATATCAAAACACTTGGTACCGTCTTTCATATACTCGATAACATATGCCGAGTTAGGCAGTTCTCTTGTATTCTCTTTTGTTACATCACACGCTTCGTGTAAGATTCTCATTTATCGCGCCAAACGATTTCGGGGTATGCTTGTTCTACAACACTCCTACTAATCCGATACTTGCTTTGAAGATCTTTATCCTTGACTAGGCATACAAGTTCTGCCTCATCAGCATGAAGACTTTCTAGCAACTGAACGAACAACGTCTCACGCTTCATTTGAGACAAAGTATCATTACCACCACGTACAAAGTTATAAAGTGTACGCCATTCATGTGCTAGTCTGGTATGTCCAGCGGTGCCTGCAGGTGCGTCGTTCTTTTTGTAAGGAACATCGCCAGCTGGAATAGCACTTTCGATAGACTTATCGTAGTTCCAGATTAGGAGTGCTTTGATGTGGTCACCCTTATGTTCCTGAAGAAGTTTTACTTTGCCGTCAACGGTCTTCCTACCGTGTACTGCTTTTAGAACTTCAGAAATAAGCGGATTACTAGGAAGTTTAGTCATGGTTATTCTTCAAAATCATCTAATGGGGAGTTGCCTTCAAATCGAAATGCAATAATATTGTCTGGTATCATGTTTCCATTTTCATCGAAACATTCTGGGTGTGCGTATTGGGGAGTAGTATCTGCGATGTATTGTCGGACCAGATAACCGACAACAAGTCCCAGACCCATAGTCAGCAGGCAAACCATAGTTGCCAGACAGATAACTGCTGCTAACATTTCTATTCTCCGTGGCGTAAATATTTAGACTAGATTCTTTTGGCGCAGATATTTTACTGTTTCTGTACATCCACCAACGTGTTCTTCATCCAACAAAACTTGGGGGAAGGTAGATCCTTCACCAAACTCTGCATAGAACTGATCACGATCAAAGTCTTCATTGAATTTATACTCAGTAATCTGAGCGTTCAATGATTCTAGCACCTGCTTTACTTTTACGCAATAGGGACAAGCGTCCTTTGTATAAATTACTGCTTTCATTTTAAGTCTAATGTAATTGCTTCTGAAGGTTCTAATTTAGGGGTACTTACGCTTAGATAATATGTTTCATCACCATTACACATCTCAATCAGATTATCGCTATCACTATCAATAGTAATGACTTGATCTTGCAATATTTGTTTCTTTCTTACGACAGCAAAAGGGCGACATGATGAAATCATATCAGCATCTTGTTTTGACGGCGACTCACAGATCTTACGACCTGTGCGTTGGTCAATCACTTCCCAAATTTCAGTTCTTATCATTGGTAGGAAATCCAAGCACAGCAACAGTTTCCTGTTGCTTGAGATATAGTTTATAGAAACTGCGGGCGATGTCTTGCAGTTCTTTTACGTCTGTAATTTTTTCGATGTCACGAGAATACTGCTCGTAAGTAAACATCTTTGATGTAGAACTTAGTTTGATATCTTCAGGATTCATTGGGATAACTTCTCGAAGTAATCTGGACTACAAAGACAAGCAGTATATTCTGGGAAATACTTTTTCATCAAAGCAGGAATGCCTTTTGCTGTGATGCTACTCTGGCAGACAATCCAGACTTCTTTCTTGTCTTCAATGATGTGATGCGGTAGTGGGAACTTAGTCTTCTTCATAGGTAAAGGTTTTGTTTTTCACTTTAGTATCAAATTCACCAGTACGACCTGGTTTCATCTTGCCGACTTTGACGTTCTTGCCTTTGCCTGGCCAAGATTGCTTAGAAGTGCCTTTCAGTGTAGCACCACCCTTGCCTTTACGCTGGATGAGTACGCTGTCTTGGTCATCCTTGGAGGAACCTTTAGCATTACGCTTTTGCTTTAGTCCTCTTTCGGTACCAAGTTTCTCGATAGTCTTCTTGAACTTACGCTTGCCCATCTTACCAGAAGATACGACATGCGACTTCTCGCCTACCTTTTTCTCCTGTGGTGTACCTGGGTTCTCAGTGTAACGACCAGATACTTTGGTAGGACCTGGTAGACCTGCACCACGGATGCGTTTCTCAGT